GGGCGCGGCATCTGTTACAGGCTGGCAGGGCGCGGCATCTGTTACAGGCGATCAGGGCGCGGCATCTGTTACAGGCTGGCAGGGCGCGGCATCTGTTACAGGCGATCAGGGCGCGGCATCTGCTACAGGCAGGCAGAGCGCGGCATCTGCTACAGGCTGGCAGGGCACGGCATCTGCTACAGGCTGGCAGGGCACGGCATCTGCTACAGGCTGGCAGGGCGCGGCATCTGTTACAGGCAAGGAAAGCGTTGCTGCTGCGCTCGGCATTGATAGTGAAGCTAAAGGCGCTTTAGGATGCTGGATTGTGATTGCAGAATGGGAAAGAGACAAGGAATTTAACTGGCATCGTAAAGATGTGCAGTGCTTTAAAGTTGACGGTCAAAACATCAAGGCGGACACCTGGTACAAGCTGAAAAACGGCGACCTTGTGGAGGCCGTCGAATGACCAGCTTCTGGGGCCATCAAGATAATCCCTATCCGCCCGCAGATGACGATTGCCCCATCTGCCCGGTATGCGGCGAGGAATGTGAAACCCTGTACCGTCAGGGCAATGAGATTCTCGGCTGTGACAACTGCATTGTAGAGGTCAACGCATGGGAATGGCGGGAAGAGAAGGAGGAACAGTAATGAAATTTTCTGATGTTTGCAAGCTGCTTAACGCTTGCGCCATGCTGAAAGAAACAGTGCGCTGGTTTGGCTATGTCAATGAGAACGGCGTTTTTTTCAGCGGCACGCTCGATTTCAACGAAGCCGTAAAGCTGCTGAAGGAGAAATCCTACATCTTCATCCAGCGCGGCAAGCTGACTCGGTACGCGGTCACGGGCGACCTTCGGATTGAAATTTCTGTGAACGGTATCCCGATGGTGTCTTATCTGCCGACGCGGCACTATTCTGACGCCCAAGCCCCCGCAGATTGCTACCGCATCCACCTCACCACCCCCGACCCGGAAGGAGAAGCTATTTAATGTTTAACGAGAAAAAAGCGGAGTATTCGCTTAAGTCACGACAAGACATTCCCGTGATTCAGTGCGCAAAGTATATAGCAAGCCGTGAAAAAGCATTAAAAGCCCTTGAAGAACGCAAATACCTCAAGGAGTCCGATTTTTGGATTCTTATGAATGAGACAAAAACCGGAAAGATGATGTACACGGGATTGATAATCAGCCACAACGCCTGTCTGAAAATAAATGACAATCTTCCTGAGAATGACAAGTTCAAACCGGATTGCGTTTCCGTTGATAAGTCCGGCTATGGGAACTCCCTTGTATTTACCTATGTCAACAAGGAGCAAGGTCTGTATGAGGTTGGCGAGGCATCCGCACAAAATTGTAAAAACGCATACCCTTATGCAATGGCATTTAAGCGATTGTTTGACCGTGTGGTTCTTAAAATCTGCAAGCTGGCTTTTGATGGAATCTACTCAGATAGCGAAGCCGATGAATTTAAAGAGCGCTATGAAGAAGGACCTCGGCCTGTCACAGCATTGCCAGAAGTTACCGCGCAGGTCGTGAAGGACATGGCAACAACTGCGCTGGCAGGATATGCACAGCGAACTGGTAAGGACAAAAAGGCAGTCCAGACAGAAGCAAAGACCTTTATTGGCAAGTTGTTTAAGGACTTCACCGATGATGATTGGCGCAGCGTTGCAAAGGAGTTTGAACACAGAAAATGAAGCAACAAATTTCCATAAAGGCAGCCGTTGTTATCGGCAACACAATCACGCTGGAATGTTCCCCGGCTGACTGCGATAAAGCCCGCGCCGTTATTGATGAGGGCAAGCCCCTTGCCGCCGTAATCGGCACGGCCTCACAAAAGCGCAGTCTCTCGGCCAACGCTTACGCCTGGGCGCTCATGAACCAGCTTGCCGCAAAAATCAACCGTCCTGTGCTGGACATCTACCGCGATTTGATACGCGACATCGGCGGTAGCTCCGCCCTTGTCACCCTCCGCGCTGATGCTGCAAAAGCATTCAAAAACGGCTGGGAGAGCAAGGGCGAGGGCTGGCAGGTTCATAAGCTCGATGAAATGACCACCCCGCAGGGGACTTTCTACAACCTGCAATGCTGGTACGGCTCGTCCCAGTTCGATAGCACCCAGATGCACCGCCTCATTGAACTGATTGTGCAGGAATGCCAGCAGCAGAGCATCCCCACTATGACCCCCGAGGAAATCTCCAAGTTGAAAGGACTGACAGACGATGCAGACCCGCAATGAATTCGGCGTGAAGCTTGACAAGAACGGCTACGCGCCGTCGCTGTTCGCACATGAATCGTTCCGTTGTTATCACTGCCACCGCTTTGGAGACACCGCCCGGCATGAAATCTACGGCGGAAGCCGCCGCAAGGCCAGCAAGGCCCTGGGCCTCTGGATTAACGTCTGCCCCGGCTGCCACGCCGCAATTCATTCAAGCGGCGACCTGCAAGACCACTACCACAAACAAGGCCAACTGCTTGCAGAAGCCTATTACCATTGGAATCACGACGACTTTCGCCGCCGCTTCTATATTAACTACTTGGAGGACTAACCTATGTTGAATGCTGTTGCTATTATTGGCCGCATGGTCAAAGACCCGGAACTCAAAACCACGAACAGCGGCAAGTCCGTCTGCTCTTTCCGCATCGCCAACGATTCCGGCTATAAGGATGCCAGCGGCCAGAGCAAAACGAACTGGCTCGATGTCACCGCCTGGGGCAAGACTGCCGAATTCATCTGCAAATACTTCCCCAAAGGTGCGCTGATCGCCATTGATGGCCGTCTGCAGAGCCGCAGCTATCAGGACAAGAACGGCCAGAACCGCACAGCCGTTGAAATCGTGGCCCAAAACGTGAGTTTCTGCGGCAGTAAGGAAAGTACCAGCCCTGCCCCGCAGAACGCCGCACAGCGCCCCGCAGCCCCATCACAGCGTACGCAGGGTGATCCCGATGCAGACTACGCCCTCATTGAGGATGACGGCAATTTGCTGTTCTGAGGTGCTGCCATGAATGACGAGAAAGAAGGCATCCCCTCCCAGATAGACCGGATTTTAGCCGTGCTGGAATCCGGCGGCACACTTACCGCCCTGGACGCTCTGGAAGCTTTCGGGTGCAGCCGCCTTGCCTCCCGCATCACCGACCTCAAACGGAAAGGCTGCCCGGTAGCATCCCGCATGGTCACCCGCCGCAACCGCTATGGTCGGCTTTGCCGTGTCGCGGAGTATTACATGGAGGTGTAGCGGATGGAAAGGAAAGGCTTTTTCTGCTACAACAGCTGGCTAAAAGCACTTGAACCCTTCGGAGATGCTGAGAGAGGCCGGATATGGACTGCCTTGCTGGAATACAGCAACGGTTTGGCGATTGACGGACACTCCAGTGGCAACGAGCGATTCATTCTTCCTATGCTTATAGACCAGATTGACCGCGATACGCAGAAAAACGAGAAAAAATCGCAGACGCTAAAAGAACGTCAATCCCAATCAACCCAAATCAACCCCGCACAACCCACCACAACCCGTTCCAATCCCCCTAAAGATAAAGACAAGAACAAGGATAAAGATAAAGATAAAGATATTCCTGCTACTGCTGCTGCGCCCGCGCAAAGCGCGATTTATTTGCCAGAACTTTCTGCCTGCATCCAGCGCTATGAGCAGAACTGCGGCTCTGTCCCCCGCGCGGTTTCCGATGCGATAAGCACCGCCCTGCTGAAATTTCCGGCACCGCTTATCTGTCAGGCAATCGACGAAGCTGCTACCAATAACGCGCGCCGGTGGAGCTATATCTCCAAAATCCTTGACCGCTGCGAGCAGCAGGGCATTTATACCGTCGATGCCTACCTCGCCGAGAAGGAACGAGCGAAGCCCACGCGCCCCGCCCCCCGGCAGCCGGACGCCGCCGCATCTGCCCGCGATAAGCTCCGCGCCCTTGCGAAAGGAGTGATCCCTGATGACTGAACAGGAAACCGCCATGCTGCTGCTCACCTGCTCGAACTGGTGGCGCAATATCATGCGCGGCAGCGAACCAGAGGAAATGATAAAAGCATGGGCATCCGCTCTGAAGGATGTTCCGTTTGCGGCCACTAAAAGCGCCGCCGCACATCTGGCCAAAACTATGACATTCCCGCCCACCGTTGCCGAAATCCGCAAGGCATCCGCGCAGTTCATGCCGAAGAAAATCGAATCCTTCGAGGTTCTTTTTTCCCGCACCTGCCACGAATGCTTACACTTTGACACGCCGCTTTTTCAGAAAATGCAGCGCGGAGAAATCAACCAGAAAGAGGCGCTGACGCTGAATGTCAAAGTATGAGATCATCACCTATTCCCGTTCTACCGGCGACAAGTAAAGGAGATAGCACTGTGAGCAAAGAAGATTGGGGCCTTGTGACCCTGCCGATAAGCGGCGACCCGTCTTGCTTCGACATCGACGCGGGCGGCGCTATTCACGATGCCGTAATGATTAAGATTCCCAGAAAGGGTGAAAACAATGGATAATTTGATTCTCGATACGAAGATCAGGTCGATGCTGGCAGAAGCATTCCCGAAATGTTTCATCAATATGAGGTTGGAGCTTGTCATCTATCCGCTTAGAAACACATGGGTTCCGCTGGATGGGGTGCAGACCATCGACGAGTTGCGGGCGCGGGTGATCGAATATCTCAGCCGTGAGGCGTTCAAGGGCGGTAGCAACCGCAGCCAGAACTACCACCTGCGCGGCATCAACAAGGTATGTGGCATGTCGTTCAGCCGGGAGTCGATGGAGTTTATCTACTGCGAGCTGGGCAACGCCGTGAACCCTAAGCTATGCCGCAGGTTTGTGAGTGAGATGGACTGCAACCTGAACAAGCTGCAACGCGCAGTGCTGGAAATGCGAGGAGTGAGAAATGGCCCTTACTAAGTTTTGCCCGGGCAAATGAGCGTGGAGGACTTTATATGATCCAAAAATATATAATCTTCCTGCCCCCTATTACCAAGAAGAACTCCCAGCAGATACTTACCAACCATCGCACAGGCAAGCCGTTCATCGCCCCAAGCAGGCAGTATAAGCGTTACGAGCAGCAAGCTATGTGGTATCTCACCACAAAGCCGAAAGTCCCGTTGGCAGGACGTTACCGCGTCGCCACGGTGTTCTACATGCCGACCCGCCGCAAAGTAGACCTCACGAACTTAATGGAGGCTGCCCATGACACCCTTGTCGCCGCCAAAATCCTCGCAGACGACAACAACACCATCATTGCCAGCGTGGACGGCTCTCGCGTGATGTACGACAAATCTAACCCCCGCACCGAAATTTTTATTGAAGAATTGGAGGATGAAGTAGATGACAACTGAACGTAAATGCCCTGACTGCGGCTGCTGCTGCGACTATAGCAGTCCATGCTGCGATCTGGAAGGTGGTAACGCAGACCATCCGGGCGGCTGTAAAAAGATTACATCCGGGAATCTGTACATAAGCTCTACAATCGGGACTCCAGCCGTATTGGAACAGTTGGCAGAAGAAAGCGCGGAGCTTACGGGCAGCCTTGAAGTTTGCCCGTAAGCTCCGCGATGAGAATCCGACGCCAAAATCGGAAGAAGAATGCTTGCAGGATTTGCTTGAAGAACTGGCAGACGTAAAGCTCTGTATGGAGGTTTTTGAAGAAAAAAACTACTACCCAGATGAAATCGAGCAAATCATGCAGCAAAAGCGCAAACGCTGGGAAAACCGTATTTCGGCAAGCAAGGAAGTGTAACCCATGAAAGCTAGACTTCATCCCACCCCGGCCATGCAGAAGGCCATAGACGCCTATGCAGAAGCTAAAATTCAGGGCATCCAGAGCCGTGCACAGGAAGCTGTCATGAAGGAGCGCAACGACATTGCCACCCGCGCCACCTATCTATGCCTGCTGGCGTGCTATCAGGTCGGTCTTTCTCCCCGCACGCTGAAACGGATTCAGGATGCAATGACAGGCCCCGTTGCTGATAAATACAACGAGTACCGCAATGACCAGCTTGCCGACCTCTGGGCGCAGGTAACACTGCAAAGCATCGGCATTGAAGCACCCAAAACAAAGGAGCCGCTATGACCACAACAAAATTCTGCAAGACCTGCGGGAAAATCATGTGGGATGTGCAGCCCACAAAGCGCTATTGCGATTCCTGCATCCGCAAGCGCAATATCAAAAGCGCGCAGGCATCTTACCAGCGCCGCAGGGATGCCGGTGTTTTGAAAAAAAGCAAGAAACCCGCCACGCATCACTGGCTGAAGAAAACCATAAAACCCATTGAGCAATGTACCCGCGAAGCCGCCGCCCTGGGCCTAACCTATGGGCAGTATCTAGCCCGCGGACTGGATAAGGAGTGATACTATGGACGCAGTTGAATATAATATGGCACTATATCGTATGTGCCAAAGCAATGATTTTAGCTGCAATATGTGTGAGTTTAATAAACTATGTGGGATTAAAAACTCTGGCAGCACGCTCGAAGACGCAAAGAAAGCCGTTGAATTTGTGAAGCAATGGGCGAAAGATCACCCATTCAAGACCCGCCAGAGCGAGTTCTTGAAGATGTTTCCGAATGCAAATTTAAAAAACATCACGCGCTTGTTACCTTGTTCGATAGACAGTAGCATGAACCCATTGCGATGTGCCAAGTACGGATATTTAAGTAGCACTTTCCGTTGTGGCAAGTGCCGTTACGACTACTGGAACGAGGAGGTAACCGACAATGACTAATATTACAACCTTACGCCCCGGCGAACACTTTATGTTCAAAAATTTTGAGTGGGTCTGCCTTGACCCGAACCACCCTGACGGCGGCGCAAGGATGGTGAACGCAAATGACTGAAATCGTTGAAATTATCGAAATTATTATTTTGGCGACCTGCTCCGTATATGTTGCTTTTCGTGTGGCGAAGGCCATCACGCAGAAGAAACCTCAAGAACCTGAGGAAGAAACGCTATGCGATACATGCAAGCACCTTGTACGCAAAGGCGGAGACATAGAACCGGGAAAATACAAATGCGAATTTTTGAACGGAAGTTTTTATAAATCGCCTGAGTATTGCAGGAACTATGGGCAAAGAGAGGAAAAGAAAGAACCCACGGAGGTGAGCGCAGATGACTGAATGGATAAGCGTTAAAGACAGACTGCCAGATCCAGACGAAAAGGTCATTGTTTACAACGCGGAAAACGAGGGTACATATTTTGCCCGTCGCATTGAAAGCGATTTTGAATGCTGGGATGCGGTTACAAGAGATTTCGTAAACTGGCGCTGGATACCGTATGGATATACCTGCATTACGCTTGAATCCGTCACCCACTGGATGCCGCTCCCCAAACCCCCGGAGGTGACCCCATGACAAAACAGCAACTAATTGATGAATACGCCCGCGTACATCTTTGCGCGACATGCGAGTGAAAGAATGGCGATATTTGCACGCTGCCGCGCTGCATGAAACTGGAAGAAAGGAGAGCCAATGACCAGAGAAGAATTCAACCAAAAGAAAGCGTGGCTATGGAGATACCAACGCAGCCGGAATCATGAACGGCAGCTGCGCCAGCAGATACAGAGCGAACGTGAACGGGCAACCGCGACCACGAAAGCATTATCCCCGGTTGTGGTATCTGCTGGCGGTAAAAATAAAATCGAGGATGCCGTTTGCAGAATCATGGAGCGCCAAGAATCTCTATACAAGCAGATTATTGACACCGAGATGCAAAGGGAAGAAATTGAAACCGCAATAAACTCTGTGCAAGACCAAATGCAGCGGGACGTTTTGCGGGAGAGGTATATTGTCGGCACACCGTATTGGTGGAAAATTGCTATAAATCTAAATATTTCCGAGCGATGGGCAAAAAAATTACACCGCGCTGCAATTGAAAATCTGTGCACTCCAGTTCACTTTTAATCTGTTATTATAGATATGCTGGATGATGTAGGAACGGGGCATCATACGACATATCGAAAACCTTTTTTCTTTACCATTTCAATTCTCCTGTTTTTATAGCTGGCAGCCGGGAAAGACCGGCATTTTATATGCTGCATAGCTGACCATTTTGGTGACGTTACCAAGATGGTATGAGCGCTGCGTTCCGAAGCAACGGCGTGGAAAAGGTGCAAGACCTATGTGCAGTACCAACAGCCGCGGCAATCCTATGTTACACGCAACTTGCGAAAGCGTGTAAGCTTGTGGCAAGTTTCAGAATATAATACGGTAATGCGCTAAATATCAACTTGCTTATAACTTGCACACCGTGCAACACGCGCAACTGCCGCGCCTTTATATGGGTGTAGTTCAATGCAGAACTGCGGTCTCCAAAACCGCAAGATGAGGGGTCAAGACCTTCCACCCGTGCCAAATGGCTGATAGCTAACTGCCTGCTTGCAGGGAGTGATGTTATAGGTCATTATATGCTGGGTCGCTCCCACCGGTGAAAGCCCGGCGCAGGCAAAACGCGATAGCTAACCTGAACGCTGTAAGCAAAGCGGCGAGCCGATCAGGAGCGCGGCGCGATGGCAGGTCGCAACGGGACTTCGAGAGCCTGAAAAAGTCTGCCCGCACAGTGAAGTGCGAAACAAAACTTCAACCGCGAATAGGGGCGCGGGTATAAATACCGCCGAACACCGCAGCTGCGCGGGCGAAAAGACAGCCCGCCATCCTTGTGCGGACAATCAGGGAAAAAGCGTTGCGGAGTTGCTACCTGCAACGGGTGAGGTCGGCACAGCATACACCGACAGGGCGGGAACGCGTTTTTCCTCAGGCGCAAAGGGGTTTTGGGGGATATAAGCTTACACAAATTGTGTGGGCTTTTTGTGTTGTAAAGCGAGGTGATAAAGTGGCATCAAGAAAAAATCCGGGTGGCGCACCACCTAAATACAGGAGCGTAAAGGCAATGCAAGAAAAGATTGATGCCTACTTTGAAGCCTGCAAAGGAAAACCGTTCGTAGATGAAAACGGGGAACCGATGCGAAATAAAAACGGCTATATCATTTATGACGATAAAAAGCCACCTACTGTGACAGGATTGGCGCTTGCACTTGGTTTTGCATCAAGGCAGGCGCTTTTGAATTATCAAAACAAACCAGAGTTCAATGACACGATTACGCGCGCAAAGACCCTTTGTGAACAGTACGCCGAAGAAAGATTGTACGACAAAGACGGCTCCGGCGGCGCACAGTTCAGTTTGCGGGCAAATTTTGGATGGGATGAAAAACCGAAGCAAGAGAGCGCGGGAACGGTGAATATTATTTATGATGTGCCAAGAGAATAAACATATCAAGGATATTATTTCGCCAGCATTTTATAAGCCATTCTGGGACATTGAGGATGGTAAAGTTCAAGAGTTTGTGGCAAAAGGCGGACGTGGCAGCACAAAGTCAAGCTTTATTGGCGTTGAAGTCATTTTGCAGCTGAGAGCACATCCGCAATGCCACGCAGCAGTGTTCCGAAAAGTCGGCAACACACTGCGCACAAGCGTTTATGCGCAGATTGTCTGGGCAATCAATGAGCTTGGTTTGCACGACCGTTTTCGTTGCACTGTCAGCCCTATGGAATGCACCTATTTGCCAACTGGGCAAAAGGTGCTTTTTTTCGGCGTTGATGACCCCGGCAAGGTAAAGTCAATCAAAGTGCCGTTTGGTTATATCGGCATCTGCTGGTTTGAAGAACTTGACCAGTTTGACGGTGAAGAGCAAATCCGAAACGTTGAGCAGTCCTGCTTGCGCGGCGGCGACTGGTTCATTACGTTCAAGAGTTTCAACCCGCCAGCAATGGCGCGGAACTGGGCAAACGGGTACGCGCTGAAAGCGCGGTCTGGAAAGCTGATACATCATTCCACCTATAAAACAACGCCCGCAGAATGGCTCGGAGAACGGTTTCTTGCCGATGCTGAATACTTGCAGCGCACAAACGAAACGGCCTACCGACACGAGTATCTGGGCGAGGTTGTCGGAAGCGGCACAGCGGTATTCGAAAACCTGAAAATTCAACCAATCACAGACGAGCAGTTGAAAACATTTGACAGAATCAAGCGCGGCGTTGACTGGGGCTGGTATCCTGACCCATGGGCATACAATGCGATGCACTATGACGCAGCGCGGAGCACGCTGTACATCTTTGACGAGCTAACGCGGCGCAGAACCAGCAATAGGGACACCGCGCAACTGCTTTTGGATAGAGGGCTGACGCGTGAGGACAAAATCTGCGCGGATAGCGCCGAGCCAAAATCTATTGCGGACTATAACAAGTACGGCGTAAAGACGTTCCCAGCCCGCAAGGGGCCGAAATCGGTTCGATACGGCACAAAGTGGCTGCAAATGCTGGAAGCTATTGTCATTGACCCGGAACGTTGTCCGGACACTGCAAAAGAGTTTAGCGAGTACGAGTACGAGCGAGATGCGAAAACGGGGGAAGTTTTGGAGGGGTATCCAGACATCAACAACCATCACATTGACGCTGTGCGTTATGCGATGGAAAGCACAGCGAACAAGGCGGGAGACACCGCCGAAACCAGATACAAGAGCATTTTCGTGTAAAGGCGGTGATAAGACGTGAAAACATACCAAGATTTTGCGGCGGTTGGCGAGGAAGAAAAAGCCCGCATGAGTTTCATCCTGGGCGCAATCAATGAGTATAAGGCCGACCATAGCACACGCCTTGCAGCGAACGCCAACAAGTATTACCACGGAGAAAACCCTACAATCAACAAATACGAGAAAATCATCTACGACATGCAGGGCAAGGCGCACCGTGACATGTACACGGCAAATCACAAGATAGCAAGCAAGTTCTTTGGCTTGGTCGTAGACCAAGAAGTTTCGTATTTGCTGGGCAACGGCGTTTCATTTCAGAAGCCGGAGACAGAAAAGGCGCTTGGCGCGACGTTTGATGAAGATATTATGGACGCTGCCCGCCATGCTTTGATTGACGGGCAGTCTTTCGTGTTCTGGAATCTCGACCATGTGCAGGTGTTCGCAGCAGAGGAATTTGTTCCACTGTACGACGAGGAAGATGGCTCCATTAAAGCCGGAATCCGTTTCTGGCAGGTGGCAGACAATAAGCCACTGCGCGCCACGCTGTACGAGCTTGACGGCTATACAGAGTATCTAAAGCCCAAAAGCGATGATATGGCGATTCTCAAGCCGAAACGCGCTTACAAGTTGAAGCTGCGCACCAGCGAGGCAGACGGCACAGAAATTTATGACGGTGAGAATTATCCCGGATTTCCCATTATCCCGCTGAAAAACGGAGAGCAGGCCCACAGCGAGTTACAGGGGAGACAGAATACCATTGACGCGCTCGACCTTGCAAGCTCCAACATGGTAAACAACGTTGACGAGGGCAACCTGATTTTCTGGGTTCTGACCAACTGCGGAGGCATGGACGAGCAGGACGATACAAAGTTTATTGAGCGTCTGAAAACGACCCATGTCGCCCATGCTGACGGTGACGAAGGCGCGAAGGCCACGCCACAGAGCATCGAAGCGCCGTTCCAAGGCACGCAAGCCACCATTGATATGCTCACCAAAAAGTTATACGAGGACTTTCAGGCATTTGATTCTGCGGCTGTTAGCGCTGGAAACCAAACTGCAACGGCCATCAAGGCCAGTTATGTGCCACTCGACCTGAAAACGGACAAGTTTGAAAGCTGCGTGACGCGCTGCATCAAGGGCATTTTGGCGGTTGCCGAGCTTGATGATAAACCAACTTATACGCGAAACCAAATTATCAACAAGCAGGAAGAGGTGCAGACCGTGCTGCTGGGTGCGGAGTATTACGATGATGAATACATAACAAAAAAGCTGCTGACCATTCTCGGCGACGCAGACCAGTACGAGGAATTGATGGATCGAAAGGCGGCAGAGGAGTTAGACCGTACGACAGAAGGCGAGGGATGACAAGATGTTGAATTTTGAAAACCTCGACAAAGCTAACTTTTTAGGCATTGGCAAATACGATGCGCCGATTATCCAGCCGGAACAACTTGATGTGCGGCATCTAGAATGGATTCCGTTCAATTTTGCTAAAACCTGTACGGACTGCGCAACAAAAGGAGTTCACTTTTTCGTGGATGATTATCAATTCCAAAGGGTGTGGAATCAGCCGGACAAGTACATTCCGCTGCTGCGAAAATTTGGCGCTGTGTGTGCGCCTGATTTCTCAATGTATACGGATATGCCGCTTGCTATGCAGATTTACAATCATTATCGCAAGCATTGGTTGGCGGCATACTGGCAGCAATGCGGGATTCACGTTGTGCCAACCTTGTGCTGGAGCAATGAACAAAGCTACGAGTGGTGTTTTGACGGCGAGCCGCAGCATTCTATTGTGGCGATTTCCAGCGTGGGAACACAACAAAGCAAGCAGAATCAAGCGCTGTTTGAAAAAGGCGTTCGAGCGGCATTGGCAAGGCTTGAACCCAGTGAAATTTTGTGGTATGGCAAATGCCCTGAAGAATTTGACTGGAACGTTACTAGGATTCAGCCATATTATAAGCGAGTAAAAAGGAGATGTGAGAATGGGCGGTAGAGGTTCTGGAAGCGGCAGGGGCGGCAGTAGTGCGAGTATAGGCACCTTAAAAGAGAGAGAAAAAAGCCTGAATTCCCAAATTGACAAACTGAACAAAAGGTTGGCGGATTACGCATCAAAAAACCCTGCGTGGAATATGCCTGGCGGATATTACGATGTGCAAAGAAAAAAACAGGCGCTTGAGTCAAAAAGACGTACACTTACAAACAAGATAATAACTGCGAGTAAAAATTCGTCTGATAAAAAAACAAGTGGAAAAACATTTGTGAATTCTTTTGGTGAAGCTACAAAAAGAGAAATCACTACATCGACATACAAAAGAAGCCAAGCAAGGCTTAGTGAGGAAATGATGGGATTTGTCGGTGGCGCAGTAAAAAGAAAAAAATCCACTAAAAGAAGAAAATGAAAAAACATGATTATGCCCACAAACTGACGGACGAAAAGCTGGCAGAGTTGGAGCAGCGCATTTCCAAGATATACGAGCTAGCGGCGGGCGAACTTGCCGAAACCGTGAAAACGTATTTTGAAAAGTTTGAAAAGAGCGACGCGGCTATGCAAGAAAAGCTGAAAAACGGCGAAATAACCGAACAGCAGTATAAGCAATGGCGGCTTGCGCAGATAGGGCGCGGCAAGCGTTTTGAAGCCCTGCGAGATAAAGTGGCGGAAAGATACACCGATGCCAATGCAACAGCTGTGGACTACGTCAATGACGCTACGCCGGGCATTTACAGCCTGAACCGCAATTACTCTGCTTACAAAATCGAGCAGGTTTCCGACAAAGCAGATTTTACGCTGTGGGATGAGCAGACAGTGAAACGTCTGATTGTGGAGCAGCCTGACTTGATGCCGTACTACCCGCCAAAGCGTGCATTGCAACGCGGCATTGATTTGAAGTACGGCAAGCAACAGATTACAGCCAGCGTCACAAGCTCAATTCTGCAAGGCAAGAGCATCACGAAAATCGCCAACGACCTGCAACGGCGTATGCAGGATATGAACCGAACGAGCGCCATTAGAACGGCGAGAACGGCGGTCACAGGTGCGCAGAACGCGGGGAGGTTAGATACCTACCGTGCCGCGCGGGATATGGGAATCAAGCTGAAAAAGCGCTGGCTGGCAACGCTGGACGGCAGAACACGCCACGCACACGCAATGCTTGATGGGCAGACGGTCAATGTGGACAAGCCGTTCAAGGTGGATGGGTACGAGATTATGTACCCGGGCGACACTTCCGCGCCGGGCTATCTTGTGTATAACTGCCGATGCACACAGATTGCAGAGGTTGATGGTGAAGACACAAGCAGCGGCGGCAGACGCGCCATAGACCCCGAAACTGGGAAATCTGTGCTTGTGGGAGATATGACCTATGCAGAGTGGGCGGGGTGGAAAAAAGAAGAAAAAGCGCAGGAAAACATTGATCTACGAGGCAGAAAATCCATCTGGAGTGCGTGGGACGACTACAGAAAACGCTTTGTCGGTCACGGCGTTGAGGTTAAAGCACAAGACATTGAAAATAATACACTGCTTGATACCGTCAAAATTTCAAAACTTGACAAAAATGTTTCTGCTGGCATTGTAGACGCAATTGACGACCTTGGAAACCGATATTATTCTCCGCTTACAAAGCTTACCGTAATGGACAAAACCGACAGTTTGCTTTCACACGCCTTTGCCGTTGTAAATCATCAATGGGGGCTGGGAAGCGCGGAAATGAGAATAAACCCGCTGAAAGTAACAGATTCTGGCCGGAAACATATTTTTGACCTTTCGCAAAAAGGGTATTGTGTTAAATTTGCGTCGGGCGATGAAATAAAATATGTTATTACGCACGAATATGGACACAGCTTGTTAAATATCGGAGAAAAACTACCCGGAAAAGCGCAAAATTTTGCACTTGTTGATTTTACGGCAGTTAAAAAGGCGAGAAAAGAAATCGAACCTATTTGGGACGAATACTGTAACACAGTGCAAGCAGCAAAAGACAACTATGACAAAATCCGCAAACCGATTGAAGCCAAAATGATTTTTGGAACAGGTGAAGTGACGGACGCAGACAGAGAAGCAATTGCGACAGCAAAAAAGAAATACGACAGCATTAAAATCAGCGATTACTCTCTGACAAATGCGGACGAATTTGTTGCAGAATGCTTTGCCGATGCGGAAGTTGGCACAAATCCGAGCAAATATTCTTTGGCGGTTTCCAATATAATAAAAAAATATTTCGAAAAGGCGTAATATGTTCCAAGATATGCCCTATTTTATGGAAAATGAAGAATGGTTTAGATTTGACGCATCGGCCAAAAAGTATGTACTGACAAGTGACGCGCCACCAAAAGCAAAGGAATCCTATGAGGCGTTTTACAAAGCACTTGAAGAGGATTGATGCGCAATGAAAATCACACTTGAAGACCACAGTGACGAGGTATTGGAAGCGCTGGAATCCGCTTGCCAGCGGGCGTTGGAAAAATGCGGGCTTGTGGGCGAGGGGTACGCAAAAAAGCTGTGCCCCGTAGACACAGGCAACCTGCGAAACAGCATTACACATACGGTCAGTGACAGCGGAAAAGCCGCGTACATCGGCACAAACAGCGAGTATGCGGTTTATGTGGAGTGCGGCACGGGCATTTATTATCCCGGCGGCAGACAAACGCCGTGGGTGTACCAAGATGCAAAAGGCGATTGGCATTTGACGCACGGCCAACGGGCAAAGCCTTTTATCAAGCCTGCCGTTGCCGAGCACGGCGAACAGTACAAAAGAATCATCGAAGCAGAGCTGAAAGGCAAATAAGCCTCTCGGCTCTTTTTATTAGCATCTACCGCGTTTGCGGCAGGTGCTATTTTTATACGCAAAAACAGCGAAGCACTGCTGTTTTGAATAAATAAAACTCAAATGGCGAAGAACCGCCACCGAAGAAAAGGAGAGAACCCCCATGGCAAAATTTACACGCGCTGAAATCCGTAAAATCATTGGCGAAAGCTGCACTGACGAAATTGAAAATCAGCTGGTGGCGCTCCATCTGGGCGTTGTTGACCCGCTGAAGGACGACGTCACGCGGTATAAAGCCGATGCAGAAAAGCTGCCGGGCGTTCAGAAGGAGTTGGACGACCTGAAAGCGCAGGGCGACGGCGGCTACAAGGCTAAGTATGAAGCAGAGCACAAGGCTTTTGGGGACTACAAGGCCAACGTAGACGCTGAAAAAACGACGGCTGCCAAAGAAAAGGCGCTGTCCGACGTCCTGCTGAAAATCGGCATTTCTGAAAAACGGATTTCCTCTGTCGCACGTCTGGCAAAGGGAGACGGCCTACTTGACAAACTGGAATTGGATGACAAGGGCGCTATAAAAGACGCTGCTGCGCTGGAAAAAAGCCTTAAATCCGATTACAGCGAGTACATCACCACGACCAGCACAAAAGGCGCAAACATCCCTACTCCCCCCGCCAGCAATGGCGGCAAGGCCCTGACGCGGGAGGACATCTACAAGACGGACGACAAGGGCCGTTATGTACTGTCAACCTCTGAGCGGCAGGCGGCGCTTGTGAACCTCATGCAAAACGAATCTGACGATTAACAGAAAGGAGCCAAATTATGGCTGCAAAAACTAACCTGACTACCGCTGCCCAGATTACTGTCAACGCCCGCGAGGTTGACTTTGTCACTCGCTTTGGCAAGAACTGGGAAGCGCTGCGCACCATCATGGGCATTATGCGCCCCATCCGCAAGGCCCCCGGCACAAAGCTGGTCTCCTATGAGGCCGCTGTTGACGGCACTCTGGCTGGCGGTACGTCCGTTGCTGAGGGCGATGAGATCCCGCTGACCAAGATGAAGGTCGCGCCCAAAACCTACGGCGACATTGAGATTGCCAAGTATGCTAAGAGCGTGTCCGTTGAGGCTGTCGCCAAGTACGGCGCAGACGTTGCCGTTGAAAAGACCGACGAGGCGTTCCTTGTCGCCCTGCAGAACAAGGTTCTGGGCGACTTCTACACCTTCCTGAACACTGGCTCTCTGGATGTAGCTGCTACCACTTGGCAGCAGGGTCTTGCTCTGGCAAAGGGCAATGTGCTGGACAAGTTCGCCAGCATGGATCGTGATGTTACCGAGGTTGTCGGCTTTGCCAACATTCTGGACTTCTACGGCTATCTGGGCGACAAGGAAATCACCACGCAGACCGCCTTCGGCCTGACCTATGTTCAGAATTTCATGGGTTATTCCACCCTGTTCCTACTGCCCGCAAAGTACATCGCCCGCAACAAGGTTATTGCCGTCCCTGTTGAGAACATCGACCTGTACTACATCGACCCCGCCGACAGCGATTTCGCCAAGCTGGGCCTGAACTATACCGTCGAGGGCGAAACCAACCTGATTGGTGTGCATGTTGACGGCGACTACAGCCGCGCAACTGGCGATATGTACGCTCTTATGGGCATGAAGCTGTGGGCTGAGTACCTGGACGGTATCGCCGTCGCCACCATTACGCCCGCAGAAACCCGGAGCGCAAAAACTGCCAAGGCAGTACAGTAAAAAGGAGGCAGCGTAATGCTTGAAGAATTGATGCGAGAGTGCCGGAACTGGTTTAAGGTCCCGGATGGCGCGTACAGCGGCACATTTACCATCAAGGACGGCAGCATTACGCTGCCTTTTTTAGTTGATGGGCAATATTTCCGCATTATCGGGAGCAAGTTTAACGATGGCGTGTACGAGTACGGTGCTGGAAGCTTGACCGATGAAACGTTTGACGGTGCTGTGTGGGCGCTGGCTGTGCCCTCCGCCTTTATTTCTCTGGTTGAGGATGTGGAAGTATGGCGCGATAAGTACGAGAACGCCGCAAACAACCCATTCCAGAGTGAGAGCTTTGCAGGGTACAGTTACACCAAGTCGAGCACAAATGGCAATTCTGGCGGCTCTGTGACGGGATGGCAGGGCGTGTTTGCTTCTCGGCTGAACAAATGGAGAAAGCTATGAGCCTTTTAGATGATTTTTCGCATAGCTGCATCATCATGGACAAGCTGACAAAGCCTGACGGAGAAGGCGGCTATGCTACAGAGTGGAGAAAGGGCGCGGAGTTTGACAATTTCGTTTCGCTGGATAGCAGTTTGGAGGCCCGCCGTGCAGAAGCAGAGGGCGTGACCAGCGTATATACCGGCGTTGTGCGGAAAGATGTTCCCATCGAGTACGGCAGCGTGTACAAGGACTTGACTACCGGGGCATATTTCCGGGTCACGAGCCGACCTGAAGAAAAGCAAGCCCCGGCAAGCGCTTCCCAGATGCTGAATGGCTTAAAAAGTTTTACGGCTGAAAGACTGCGGGAGGGATTGCCTACATGACAAAGGGCGCTGCATTACAGCAGTTTTTTGAGCGGTTTATGACAGCTTACGCAAGCAACGCCGTGCCAGATGACGCTGTACTCCCATACCTGACCTATGATGCTGTGTTTGACGCATGGGGCGGCGGGGCGGTATCGCTGACGGTCAACATGTGGTTCCATACCACGAGCGAAGCGGTGCCCAATGCAAAGGCGCTTGAGCTCTCGGACGCGCTGGGCATTGGCGGCGTGACACTGCCGGTAGATGGCGGCTTGATTTGGTTAAAACGCGGCTCCCCGTTCTGCCAATCGCTGGCAGATGACACAGACAAAAACCTAAAACGGCGGTACATCAACGTGACCGCCGAATTTTTATGCCTAAATTGAGGTGAAAATATGAAGTTTACCAGAATTCCCGAATCGGCGTTCAAGGAATTGGTTCTGAACGCCGGGTATCTTGCAACTACGTTTGACCCGACTTCCGGTACTGCGCCGGAAGAAAGTGCGCTGCTGGGCGCTACGACTGGCGGCATCAACTTTACGGCTGTGCCAAGCTTTACCGACTTCGGCGAGGACATCGACAACTGCCCAAAAAACATGAAAGAGCTGAAGCAGATTGAATCCTGGGAAGTCAAGTGCAGTGGCACTTATGTTTCGGCATCGGCAGAAAATGCCAAAAGCATGCTTGGCGCTGCGGATGTTACGACCACTTCCAAGGTTTCCAAAATCACGCCGCGCAACGACCTGAAAGACAGCGACTTTACCGATTTGTGGCTGCTGTGCGATTATTCCGACAAGCACGGCACTACGAATGGCGGTTTCTGTGCCATCCACATGCTGAATACGCTGTCCACCGGTGGTTTCAGCTTGCAGACGGGCGACAAGGAAAAAGGCCAGATGAGTTTTGAATACACAGCGCACTACTCCATTACCGCGCAGGACACTGTGCCGTGCGAGGTGTATATCAAGGCCGGAGAGGATGAGGCATGATGCGGATTTTTTCTGAACTTAGCACTGACGAAGCGCTGGAAGTCGTTTTACAAATCGCGCAGCCCATCACAAATTTGATTGATGATGAAACGCTTGTGAAAGAGATGCAGAAAGCGATGCCGAAGGGCGAAACAACCCGTATTGCAATGCAGCGTTTCGGCCTTGCGAAAATCGTTAAGCTGCTGAACATTGCGTTGAAACAGCACCGCGAGGATGTGTACGCAATCCTTGCACCGTTCAACGGCCTGACGGTGGAAGAAATCGGCAAACAGAATTTCCTTATCACCTGCAAGCAAGCTGCCGACCTGCTGAACGATAAGGGTTTTGTTGATTTTTTCAAATCGTATCTCGGTGGCGGGCAGAACAAGTAATCCCTGTACTGCTGAAAATGCCGAAACTGAGCGCAAAGGCGCTTGTGTCGGCGCTGCCTTACGCTTTAAAAGCTGATTTTGAAGAACAGCTGTACAAGGTGTACATGACAGACAGTGCATGGAGCCTTGTGGTAGCGGTGACAGGCGTAACGGACAGGCCAGCGAGATATATTGACATTATTCACCCGCCCAAAGTGGATACGCGGACACCAGAACAGGTGCAGGCGGATTTCAAAGACTTTGCGGCGCGGCATGGATTAAAAACAAAAGAACGGCAGGAGGTGAGCGAGTAAGTGGACGTATTTGACCTTTTTGCAAAAATTACGCTGGATTCCAGCGAATACGAGAAAGGCTTGAAAAATGCGAAAAGCAGCGCAAGCGGATTAACGGGACTGTTCGGAAAGGTTGGTTCAGCCGCTTCAACAGTTGGCAAAGGCATCTTTAACGTTGCTACGAACGTTGCGAAAGTATCCGTTGCAGCTACTACGGCAGGCGCAACAGCAATTTCCGCATTGACGGGACTTGCAATTAACGGTTATGCAGATTACGAGCAGCTTGTAGGCGGCGTTGAAACGCTGTATAAAACCAGCGCCGATAAAGTTCAGCAGTATGCAGCCGATGCGTACAAAACGGCTGGGCTTTCGGCAAACGAGTACATGAACACGGCGACTACATTTGCAGCCGCGCTTGTGTCTAGTCTGGGCGGCGATACGGAACAGGCGGCAGAGCTTGCCAATACTGCCATTGGTGACATGTCCGACAATGCCAACAAAATGGGCACGGACATGGAGAGCATCCAGAACGCTTATAACGGTTTTAGCAAACAGAATTACACAATGCTGGACAACCTAAAGCTCGGCTATGGCGGAACAAAACAGGAAATGCAGCGTCTACTTGATGACGCAAACAAGCTGAACGCCGCGCAGGGAAACTATACCAAATATAGCATTGACAGCTATGCGGACGTTGTAAGCGCGATTCATGATGTTCAAAACGCAATGGGCATTACTGGTACGACCTCTAAAGAAGCATCAACAACGATTCAGGGGAGTGTAAATGCTACAAAATCCGCATGGTCAAACCTTGTAACTGGAATTGCCGATGATAATGCCAATTTTGGGCAACTTATCAGCAACTTTGTGGATAGCGCAACTACAGCGGCAAGTAATATCATCCCCCGCATAGAAGTCGCCCTGAACGGCGCTGCTAAGCTGATAGAGAGCCTTGTCCCTCCCATCATGGCAGAGCTGCCGAGCTTGATTGAAACCGTTCTGCCGCAGCTGGCGCAGTCTGCCGTAAACATTGTGCAGACGCTTGTTACGGGAATCAGCGCAAACGCGGAGCAACTTATTGATTCGGCAATTCAGATTATAACTGTGCTGGGAAACGGCATCTATCAGATGCTACCAACCGTTGCACAATCTGCCTTGCAAATCGTCTTGACGCTTGTTTCAAAGCTGAATGAGAACTTGCCGCAGATGCTTGATACTGCCGGACAAATGCTGATTGCGTTTGTAGAAGGCGTTTCGGAACACTTGCCGGACATTATGCTTGCCGCTGCATCTATCGTGGAAACCCTGCTGACCTACTTTATAGAGCATTTGCCGGACATTGTAGAAGGCGCAATGCAGATGGGCAACGCGGTCATTGATGGCATTATTGACGGCGTTTCGGCAGCTTGGAATGGCCTTGTCAGCTGGTTTAATGGTTTGTGGGACAGCCTGTTCGGGAACCGCTCTGTTAATGTAGATGTCAACAGTAGTGGCACAACCGGTGGTCGTGCAGGCGGCCTTGATTTCGTTCCGTATAACAATTATGTTGCCAACCTGCATCGCGGCGAGATGGTGCTGACTGCTGATGAGGCGGACGAATACCGTAAAGGCACGGCAAAAACAGCAGGCGGCATGACGATCAACATTGATATTAACGGCATTCAGTTTTCCGATGTAAATTCTATGGCACATGCGCTGGCAAATCAGATTTCGTATGAGCTTCAGGAACAAAGCAACAGAAAGGCGGCTGTATATGCTTAATGGATTTTGGCTTGACGGTGTATGCAGCCTCGATGTTGGAATTAGGCTGCAAAATGCAATTACTTTTGGGCAACCGACGCCAAGAGTAACCGCCACGACCATTTCTGGACGTAGTGGAGATTTGACAGAATGGGATGGAAGCTACTCAAATATTAGCGCCACAGCAAAATGTTTTGCGCTGACGGGCGCTGATGTGAGCGACACTTTGCCAACGATTGCGGCTTTTCTGCGTGGAACTACTTTTAGCTATCGCAGGCTTGAAACAGAGGAAGAGCCAAATGTGTACAGAATGGCGCGGGTGGTTAATTTCCCGGAAACTGATATCCGGGCAAACCACCTTGCGCCATTTACCATTTCGTTAGATTGCAAACCACAGAAATACTTAAAAGACGGCGAAAATGCTGTTGAAGTCAAAAGCGGTGATTCTCTGTACAATCCCACTGTATTCCCTTCCCTGCCGCTTATCGCACTAACCGTTACTGGCGATGCCAAATTACAAGTTGGGGGCACACAAATAAGTATTACAGGCTACACAGGGCCTATGTACCTAGATTGCGAAATGATGGAAGCTTACAGAGAAGCGACAAACTTAAATAAATATGTAACTGCGCCTGAATTTCCTACTCTGGGGGCAGGAGCTACACAAATTAGTTGGAGCGGCGGCATTAGCAAGTGCGAAATCACACCTAGATGGTGGACGTTGTAGGAGGTGTAAATCATTAGCTATCCGAGATATTATGACGGCACGACGGGGCTTAAGGGCAACGGCGTAGGAGTGCTGCGTGATGCTGTGCGCTGCACCGTGACCGAGGAGCGCAACGGAGCGTTTGAACTGGAAATGGTCTATCCCATCACCGGGCAGCATTACAGCAGCCTGGCGCTGCGCGGGCTGATTCTGGCGAAGCCGAACCCCTACGGCGAGGCGCAGTATTTCCGAATTTATAAAATCAGCCGCCCCATCAATGGACAGGTGACGGTCAACGCGCAGCACATCAGCTACGATTTGAGCGGCATCCCGGTGGGGCCTTTTAAGGCGTTGAACGCAGTCGACGCCTTGCAGCAGCTTAAAAGCCATGCGGCGGTAAGCTGTGATTACACATTCTGGACAGACATCCAGACGGTGGCGGACTTTGCCGTGGCCGTGCCGGGTAGTCTGCGCAGCCTGCTGGGCGGCGTGGAGGGCAGCGTGCTGGATGTGTACGGCGGCGAGTATGAGTGGGACAACACCACCGTCAAGCTGCACAGCCAGCGCGGCACTGACCGCGGCGTGACGATCCGCTACGGAAAGAACCTGACAGACTTGACCCAGGAGGAAAGCTGCGCCGAGGTCTACACCGGCGTTTATCCATACTGGGTGGACAGTGATGGCAACGTGACCCAGATCACCGGCAGCCCGGTTGTCAACGTGCCGGACGGCCAGTATGACTTTGTGCGGGTGCTGACGCTGGACGTGAGCCAGGACATAAAAGAGCAGCCCACCGCCGCCCAGCTGCGGCAGGCCGCGCTGGATTATATCAGCGCCAACAAGGTGGGCGTGCCGAAGGTGAGCCTGACATTGAGCTTTGCCCAGCTTGAACAGGCCGCCGAATACGCCGACATGGCCCTGCTGGAGCGGGTTGGCCTGTGCGACACCGTTCATGTGCGGTTTGCAAAGCTGGGCGTGAGCGCAAATGCGAGCTGCATCAAAACGGTCTATGACGTGCTGCTGGAACGTTACGACAACGTGGAGCTGGGAGACGCACGCAGCAATCTGGCCAACACTGTGGCCGACATGGGCAAGACCGTACAGAGCACCGTGAACAAGACGCGCAGTGACCTGGAACGGGCTATTGACCGCGCCACACAGCTTATCACCGGCAATCTGGGCGGCTATGTGGTGTTGCACAGCTCCACCGGCGCGGATGAGCCGGACGAAATCCTTGTAATGGACAAGCCGGAAATTGAAAAGGCTACCAAGGTCTGGCGGTGGAACTTGTCCGGTTGGGGTTACAGCAGCAGCGGCTACGGCGGGCCGTACCGCCTGGCCGCCACGATGGACGGTGCAATCAACGCCGATTTCATCACGACCGGGACTATGAGTGCGAATCTTATCCGGGGCGGCGTTCTGCAGTCCACCAACGGTAAGTTTGTGTCCAATCTGGACACGGGTGTCACGACTTTTAACGGCGGGCTGGTTGTGAATAGCGACAACTTTAAAATCGGCTCGGACGGGTCTGTGGACATCACCGGTAAATTCACTTCGACGGTGTCGGAGAGCAAGTGCGTCATCGACGATGCAAAAATTGAAATGTACCGCAAAACTAACGACGGAAACTGGCACATGGGCGCGTTTATGTCTACATGGGGCAGCAACAACGCCGTTGGCCGACTGGTTCTGTACGGCCCTGCGGCCAGCAACCCCAACAATATGATCGCTAACGTCACAATGGCGGGCCAGTATGAGGGCGGCGCTATCGCGATAAGCGACGCAGGCGGCAACGTGAAGGTGCAGCTGGGCGTGGACGGCGCTGGCAACGGCTATGTGCTGGTCAACGGCAGAATGATACAGTGAGGTGTTTTTAAATGGCGGCAGCCAATTACAGCCCACCCGCAGAAGCACTTATCAAGGCGACGCGGGCGGATTTTGACCGGCGGGACGTTGTGCAGCCGGTGCATCTTGTACAGTACGACGATACGCTCCCGGTGCTGGCCGTGGCCCTGTACAAGGGCGGGCAGCCCTGGACACTGCCCACCGGCGCGGATGTCAACCTGAGGATGGATAAAAAAGACGGGCACTATGTCTACAACCCTGCGCTGGGCGTGAGCAGCGACCGCAGCACAGTTTATATGGCCGTGACGGCCCAGATGACGACCGGCTTCGGCACGTTCGCCCCGGTGGTAGAGGTGCTGGCGGGCGGTGGTGTGGCCGGTATGGCCGCCCTGCGGCTGGACATCGACAGAAACCCGGTACAGGATGGAATACTCGAGAGCACGGACGAATACAAGGCCGTGCAGGCGCTGGCCGCTGAGGTGGCTGCCAACGCCAAAATCGTGCGGGATAATGAAGCGGGCATCCAGGATGTGCACGAGAACATCGAGGCCATCAAGGCAGCCCCTGCCAACGCCAAGGCCGCTGCGGCCAGTGCAAAAGAGGCCCGCAGTTGGGCCGTGGGCGATACGGCATCCCGCCCCGGCGAGGGAATGAACAACGCCAAATACTACGCCGCGCTGGCCCAGCAGGTCAGCCAGGGCGCGGTTGGGTGGTACCCAAATTACGAGGCGCTGTACGCGGCCCACGATACCGGCTATGACGGAAACTGGGCCATTATTGGCGAAACTGATACAATTTGGGTGTGGGACAGCGACACGGGTGTCTGGAAGGACACTGGCCAAAGCAGTAAGTTTGCGAATTACTACGACAAGACACAAATTGACGCAAAATTGCCCAAGTTGGTAACGGTTACAGTGGCAGCAAGCGCCTGGACTTCCGGCCATTACACGGCGTCCTGGGACGACGGCAGCACGAGCAGCTACACCACCTGCGCCACAGTCACGGTAGCTGGGGTGACGGCAGACAGCCGGGTTATCGTATCCGACCTCACGAGGGTGACGGATGCGGTGCGGATGGTAGCCGCGCTGGAACCCGGAGTCGGGGCGGTTAAGTTTTATGCGAACAGCGCGCCGACGAGTGCGGCGGTGTTTGTTTTGGAGGTGAGCCAATGAGTGGAGCACAGAACCCCTTGAATGTCTGCCCGTACTGGGTGGGCGACATAATCACAACGATGAGCAAAATCCAACCGGCACAGCGCTGGCCGGGGACGACATGGGAGCAAATCACCGACTGTATGCTGAGAGCGGCAGACCGCACGCACCCGGCGGGGAGTACAGGCGGCGCGTGGGAAGTTGTGCAGACGGTGGAGCAGATGCCGAAACACAACCATGCCTATGCGTCGTTTCAAAAAGGCTACTCCGTGTCTATTACAGAACAAGAACTCTACCTAACCCCACTTGCCGTAAAACCTTACAACGGAGCCACCAAATACAAAGGGTCGGAATGTTCATACAGCGGTGCCGGCGAAGCTATGCCCATCGTGAACAAGTACACGGCCTGTTATATGTGGAAGCGCATTGGCTGACCCCAAAGGGGGCGGCGGTAGCGGGAGGTGTTACCTGATGGTGCAATTTTATGTGTGCCGCATGACACTTGAAGATGTGCCTGAAAAGTGGATGGATGCGGCGAAAGCCAGATTGGAGGGCGTGTAATGGCATTGCATGAAGTACAGCTGAAAGGATACAGCGTTAGGCCCGGCAACTTATCGCTTGGCACTTTTGGCAGTTACGGTATCGAGCAGCTGCATGTGACCCTTGACGATACGTGGAGCGGGCTTGCTGTAACGGCAACGTTTAATCCGCCGAAGGGCAAACCCGTTGAAATCCGTTTGCCGGAAAACGGCCTGATTGATGTGCCTGCCGAAGCAACCGCCAATGAGGGTACGGGCACTATCGTGTATTGCGGCGTTGCCAATGGTGTACAGCGCATCACAAAAACGCAGGGATACAACGTAATTACACGCGGAAACGTTGGTGGAGATGTGCCGTTTAAACCCAGCGAATCGCTTGCCACGCAGGTTTTGCAGGCTGCACTTAACGCAGAAAAGAACAGCGCGGAAGCAAAGAGCGCGGCTGATGACTTGCGGAATGATGCGGCTAACGGCAAATTTAACGGCAAGGATGGAGCCAAAGGCGACAAAGGCGACAAAGGCGACAATGGCGATACTGGCCCGCGAGGCCCCGTAGGCCCGCAGGGGCCGCAAGGAGAAAAGGGAGTTCAAGGCCCTACCGGGGCAACGGGTGCAACTGGCCCGAGCGGCCCCCAAGGTGAGCAGGGCGTTCAGGGTGTACAAGGCGAGAAGGGCGATACCGGCGCGCAGGGGCCTGTTGGCGAAACTGGCCCGGTTGGCCCCAGGGGTGATACTGGCCCGCAGGGTGAGCGCGGTGAGCAGGGGCCGCAGGGTGAGCGCGGTGAGCAGGGGCCGCAGGGAGAGGTTGGCCCGGAGGGGCCTGCCGGAAAGGACGGCGTACAGATTGATGATGCGGCGGTGAGCGAGGATGCGCCGTGGAGCAGCAAGCACATCATTGATATGCTCTGCCCGCCGCTTGAAGAAAGCGGCAACCCTGTTGTGTGCTACCCCGTGGCGGGATACCCGCTGGGGGTAAAGGCCAGCTGGGAACCCATGCAGGAGGGCACAGGAACGCCGTCACCGGAAAACATCCGTCCCATCAAGGGACGTGACAGCGTGACGGTGGATCGGTGTGGGGAGAATGTCATTGAGTTTTTAAGCACAGAAGATTCCTCTTCAGACATTAAAATAGCAGTAGACGCAGAAAAAAATATCACGTTAAACGGAACACTTGCTGGAAAAGGCAATATCACGATTGGAACGTGTCGGCTGCATTGGGTCGCGGGAAAAACCTACACCATGTATGTCAAAAAGGTGGGCGGCAGTGCCTCTCTTGGAAGCGGTGACGGCATTACTTTTGCCTATGCGCTGTTCTCTACGGATTATAATCATTACTTCCGTGGTGATACAAACAGCACAAACCTTAATGTGTATATTGCAAGAGACGTTGCGCTGGTAGAAACCGAGCTTGTTTTTATGCTGCAATGCTGGCGAAATGGCACAGTATTCAACAACTTCAAATTCCAAATTGAAGTTGTTGAAGGCACCACTACTCCCTCCACCTACGCACCATACAACGGGCAGACCAACACCCTGACCCTGCCTGAAACCGTGTATGGCGGTGAGGTGGACGCGGTGAGTGGAGAGGGCAAGCGGGCTTGGCGGCTGATTACACTGGATGGCACAGAGGATTGGACGGTATTTGGAAAATTTCTTGAAGATAAATCCGATTGGTACTACACAACGGGAAGAATCCAGGGAACCATCAATGCCGCTCCCACCAAAGGCAATGATGTATGCAGCCATTACCCACATGCCGATGTATCTAACAACAATACCGTAAAAGGATGCGCTATTGTGTGGCAGTGCATCCGAGTACGCTGGGGCGACACCATCCCGGATAACGCGGACAACTGGAAAGCCTACCTCGCCGCCCAGAACGCAGCTGGCACGCCCGTACAAATTGCTTACAAGCTGGCAGAGCCCATCCCCTTCACCGCGACAGGCGCACAGCCGTTGCCCGCCCTTGCGGGAGTGAACACCGTGCTGACCGATGCCGATAGCGCGACTGTGACGGGACGAGCAGACCCCATTAAACGGATCACCGATTTGGAAGATGCAGTAGCATCGCAAACATGAAAGGAGTAATAAAATGGCTATCAAGAGTAAAGCGCGGCACGATTTGACGCTGCGCAGTATCAAGCGGGAAATCGGCGCGGGGCGGGACGTTGCGTTCTGGCTGGATAAAGCGTATACGCACCTCGACAACGGCCTGCTGACCGAAGATGACATTGCCGAGGTGGAGGCGCTGGCGCAGGCGTATTATGATGCGGTGGATGCGAGAGAGAGCACAGACGAGGTTACGGAGACGCCGGATGTGCCGGAGGTTGGCGGCGCTGAAAATACCACCGACGAAGAAAACGACACCAACGAAAATGAGAGTGAAACCAATGAAGGATGAAATGATCCTGTCGCCCGAAATGGACGAGGAGCTGTCGAACGGGAAGGGAGAGGACGAGAATGAGTGATTCTGCACTGGCCGTTTACACGGCCATCAGCCCAAACTGCAACCGGCCCCGCAGCCAGCCCATCAGCAAGATTACCGTTCATCACATGGCTGGCAACATGACGCTTGAATCTTTCGGCGCTCTTGTCAGTAGGCCATCACGTCAGATGAGCGCAAACTACGCCATCGAATCCAGCGGGCGTATCGGTCTGTTCTGCCACGAGGCGGACAGGTCGTGGTGCAGTTCCAGCCCGTGGAACGACCAGCGGGCCATTACTATCGAAGTCGCTAACGACAGCGGCGCACCGGACTGGCACGTCAGCGACAAGGCGTATGGCGCCCTGCTCGACCTTTGCACCGACATTTGCCGCCGCAACGGCATCAAGGAACTGACCTACACCGGCGACAAGAACGGCTCGCTCACGATGCACTGCTTCTACGCGGCTACCGCCTGCCCCGGCCCCTATCTCAAGAGCAAGTTCCCCGACATTGCAGCACAGGTCACGAAGCGCTTGAAGGGCGACGTGGCCGACGCTGCGCCAGCCAAGACGCAGGAGCAGACGTTCATTGACGTCATGGTCGAGAAGTGCCAGAGCCGCTGCCTGAACGCGCATCTTCTGCCGTCGCTGTGCATTGCACAAGCCTGTTTGGAAAGCGCCTACGGCACAAGCGAACTGGCCGTGCAGGCAAACAACCTGTTTGGCATCAAGGCCAGCAATTGGAGCGGCAGAGTGTACAACAAGGCCACGAAGGAGTGGGACGGCAGCAAGTACATCACCATCACGGCGGGTTTCCGCGCCTACAATACGATGGCCGCCTGTGTAGAGGACTACATCAAGAAGCTGACGACCATGCCGCGCTATTCCAATCTGGTCGGCTGTACCGACATCAACAAGGCGTGCGAGTACATCCGGGCTGATGGCTGGGCAACCAGCCCGACCTACACGTCGAGCTTGCTGGCTGTCGTGAAGCAGTTCAACCTGACGCGGTATGATGCCGCCATCAAAGAGGACAAGCCCGCTGCGCCGACGCATCAGGAGGTCTGGCTGGATCACGTTGTCCTGCCGAACGCCGCCGCTATGGAGTTCTACGCCGTTGCTAAGAAGTACAATCTCGATGACGACAGGGCGTACCATGCAAAATACGTGGAGGGTTGAGCGTGCCGGAGTGGATTATAAAATACTGGGTCGAGTGGGCTTTTGGCGTACTGGCCGCTGGATTGCTGGTTGCTTATAGGCAGCTGGCGAAAAAAATCAAGGACGACGCAGAAGAAAAAGCCGCCATCAAGGCTGGGATGCTGGCAATTCTGCACGACAGGCTGTATCAGGTCTGCACGTTTTATATCGCGCAGGGCTGGATCGATACGGCGGGCCTTAAAAATCTGGAATATCTGTACAAGAGCTACCATGCGCTGGGCGGTAACGGAACAGGCACAGAACTGTACAACCGGGCGCGGGTACTGCCTATTCATTAAGAAAGGGATTTTATTATGAACATCGACTACATGAACTACATTAAACCGGAGCTGCTGGTGCTGATTCCGGCGCTGATTTTCGTGGGATACTGCCTGAAAACCAGCACGGCGGTGGCGGACAAGCTCATCCCGGCGGTGCTGGCCGCGGTGGGCATTGTGCTGGCGGCGCTGTATGTTTTGGCGACGTCGCCCATCGGCGGCGGGCAGGACGCGGCCATGGCGGTTTTCACCGCCATCATTCAAGGCGTTCTGTGCGCGGCGGGGGCGGTCTACGCCAACCAGTGCGTAAAGCAGAAAAATAAATCCGAGTAAGGCCCGCGTGTGTGCCGATACCGCTTTTGCTTGGATTCGGCGACGTATGAAAAATTGTGCTTTCTGCTTACGGATGAAGAAAAGGCGGTGCTGGATTTGAAGCGGCGCGGCTTTGGGAATGCGGAAATTGCCGCAGAGCTGAATTTGAGTGAGCGGACGGTGAACAGACGGGTAAAGGCGATTGTTGGGAAGTTGAAGGCTGAATAAAAAGCGCCCCTCCTTGTGTCCATGGTGGACACGGGAGGGGCGCTTTTTTATTTTATTCGGCTTTTACGAAAAAGACGATGCCGTCCGCATAGAAAACGCTGAAGACTCCTTCTACAGTCTCCGATACGGCGCACCCGCAGTCGTAGTCGTAGATGTTGAAGCTGCCGGAAACAAGGGTGAAGTAGTGAAGGTCGGCGGTGTTGATGCCAACGGCGTCCAGCTCTGCCCGCGTATAGATACAGTAGGCGGATTCGCCGTCACCCGCGCCGGTGGGAATAAGAGCGGAGAATTCGTCACTGCCGATTTTGACGGCACCGGCGTCGCTGATGGTGCGGCTGTGCCTGCCGTTTGTCAAAAGCCACAGGTCCGGCGGCGCGGAAGGCATGGCAAAGCGCTCGTCAATGTAGGGTTCATCTTCATCAATGAGCCAGTCACGGCCAACGCGGCGAGCGGTCTTAAATCCGCCACGGATGGCCTTTTGGCGGACAGTCGCCGCGGCGCGGCTGTGCCGGGCGGCGTATTCCTTTAGGGAAATTTCCATAGATGGCCTCCTTTTAGATTTCAAAGCTGTCGGCGTCGGCGGGAAGTTCAACGAAGATGTCCTCATTGACAGGGAATCCGGCGCGGCCAAAGACGGAGTTACGGCTGCGCGGGTAAATAGTGATCTCGATGACCTTCACGGTGTCAGTGACCTGCAGAAGTTCGCCGTCGTCGTCGAGAATCTCGTCCCGGTGGAAGTCGACGAGGTACTCCCAGCGCTCCATGACATCATCCTGGCCGGTGATGCGCTGGCGCTCGTCGTTCTCCATTTCGCTGGTGCTGATGGCCTTGCGGATGTCGTCGATGAGGGCGTTGTTGTCAATGCGGACGTGGGTCTGTTTATAGATGGCGTCGCTAAAATCGAGCTTACTCATTTTTATTTCCTTTCGTGTAAGTGGCTATTTCTTACTGTGTCTATATTATACTACGCTAGCGTAGTAATGTCAAGTGGAATTGCGGGATTTTTATAAAAAAGTTGGCGTAAAGTTGGCGCAGATGTGGCGCACGCGAAAATGTGTAAAATATTACAATAAATATAGAGGATAAAACCATGTACAGAGAATTAAACCTAAATCCAGAACAAAAGCGCGTCGGCGATTGTACCGTCAGATCCATTGCAGCCGCAACGCATCAATCGTGGGCGGCTGTATATGCGGCGCTGGTGCTGGCAGGATTTGAACTGCATGATATGCCGTCTGCAAACTATGTCTGGGGCAGTTATCTTCGTCGATGTGGGTGGAAGCGCTACACATTGCCAAACAGCTGCCCGGATTGTTACACAGTGGCGCAGTTTGCAAAAGACCACTCGGACGGCACGTATATTTTGGCAATGGCTACGCATGTTGTGTGCGTGCAAAATGGGGATTGGCTGGATACATGGGACAGCGGAGATGAAGTGCCGCTGTACTACTGGCAGAAAGGATGATTGACTATGGCGTTTGGCGTACCGTATCAGCCCGGATTTGCGCCGGGATATTACCCGATGGGGCAGCAGATGCCGTCGGCCATGCCCGACCAGCTTGCACAGCTTCGACAAGCGGCATATCCGCAGCAGCAACAGACTGCACAGCAGACTGCGCCCATTATTTGGGTGCAGGGAGAAGAAGCGGCAAAGTCGTATCTTTGTGCGCCGGGGAACAGCGTGCTTTTGATGGACAGCGAGAAAAGCTCGTTCTATATCAAAACAGTGGATGCCAGCGGTATGCCGCAGCCGTTGCGCATCTTCGATTATTCGGAACGCACAGCGGCACAGAAACAGCACACACAGGCCGCGCAAGCGCAAGCCGGAGAATTTGTCACCCGTGCAGAGTTTGACGCGCTGGCAGCCCGTTTTGACGCGCTGACGGCAGACAAACCGATGACAAAGAAAAAGGAGAACGAAAATGCCAAATCCTCTGTTTAACGTTTTAGGCGGTGGGCGTACGCCCGGCGCTATGGGTCAATTCCAGCAGATGATGCAGCAGTTTCAGCAGTTCCGCAATAACTTTCAAGGCGACCCCAAACAAGAAGTAGAAAAACTGTTGCAATCGGGCAAGATGAGCCAGCAACAGTTAAACCAGCTGCAAGCTATGGCGCAGCAGTTTCAGAGCTTTTTAAAATAGGTTCAAACCGTGCGCACGGTGAACATAAAAATTGAAAATTTGAAGGGAGAACAATTATGAGTTTATCTTCGGATGGCACTGTAATGACGATGCCTGTTCAGCCCGCGAACAGCGGTAACGGCAACGGCTGGGGCTTCGGCGGTGACGGTGCGTGGTGGATCATTATCCTTTTCCTGTTCGTTTTCTGCGGCTGGGGCGGTAACTGGGGCGGCAATGGCGGCTTTGGTGCTGGCAACGGCGCCGGGGTGGTTGACGGTTACGTTCTTACGTCGGATTTTGCCAACATTGAGCGCAAAATTGACAACGTGAACAATGGCTTGTGCGATGGCTTTTATCAGCAGGCGCAGCTTATCAACGGCGTACAGCAGGGCATGAGCAACGGCTTTATGTCGGCTGAAATCAGCCGCGCAAACCAGCAGGCCGCATTTATGCAGCAGCTCTTTGCCATGCAGATGCAGCAGGCAAATTGCTGCTGCGAGACCCGCGAGGCTATCCAGGGCGTAAACTACAACCTCGCTACGCAGGCTTGCGACACGCGCCAGACCATTCAGAACGGCACTCGGGATATCATCGAAAACCAGAACGCGAACGCCCGCGCTGTGCTTGACGCACTGACGGCGCAGCGCATTGAGGCCAAGGATGCCAAAATTGCCGAGCAGAACCAGCAGCTTTTTGCCGCACAGCTTGCCGCAAGTCAGGCTGCGCAGAATGAAACGCTGAAAGCCTATATGAGTGGGCAGCTCGCCTATTACAACCCCCGCCCTGTTCCGGCTTTCCAGGTTCCGGCGCCGTATCAGTACGGGAATTGCGGCGGCTGCAACGGCTGCGGCTGCTAAAACCGAATACGGCAACTTGTCGGGACATCCGACATGTTCGGCCCCGTGCCGATGATGCAAAATGTGGCGGGGCAATCGTCCCGCCACTATTTTTTTGAAAGGAATGATTTTATGGCTGAATTTACAAACGCCAATACCGTGAGCGTGGCAGCAGGCCAGAACGTGCCACTGACGGAAACGGCAGTAGCGGGCAAGGGCTGTGTCGTACACAGAGAAGGCGCCGGTATTGTTACGCTGCGCGGCATTACGAACCAGTGCAAAGCGCGTTTCAAAGTGGGCTTCGGTGCAAACGTTGCTATCCCTACAGGCGGCACAGTGGAAGCTATTACGGCGGCGCTTGCTATCAACGGTGAACCGCTGAACAGTGCGACTGCAACCGTGACACCGGCAGCAGTAGAAAACTTCTTTAATATCTATGTGACGTCTTTTGTTGAAGTTCCGCGCGGCTGCTGCCTGACCGTTGCCGCCGAAAATACAAGCACACAAACCGTTTTGTTTGCGAACGCAAACTTTGTGGTCGAGAGAGTGAGCTGAAAGGAGTAAACCATGAGTAAAAGAGTTTTGTATGACTTGAAAGACATGCTGTGCGCAGAACTGGACGAAATCGGAAAGAAAGGTGAAATGTCTGCCGGTGACTTGGAAACTGTTCACAAGCTGACTGACACTATCAAAAATATCGACAAAATTGTCATGCTGGAAGATGACGGTTACAGCCGCGATGAGGATTACAGCCGCGATGGTGATTGGAGTGCCAATATGCGCGGCAATTATGGACGCGGCAGCAGCTATGCGCGGCGCGGTTCGCATTATGTGCGCGGGCACTACAGCATGGACGATGGGCGCGATTCACTGATTTCCCGCATGGAAGATATTATGCGCGGGGCTGACAGCAAAGACAGGGAAGTCATCCAGCGCTGCATTGACACGATGCGAAACGGTTAAAGTGAGGTGTAAGGGCTATGGTTGACGTGCGAGAGATTGACGGCGCTATAGCCGAAATCGAAAACAGCGAACTCACCATGACCAGAGTTAAAAATTTGGCAGCGCTGTATGTTGTGAAAAATCAGCGTCTTGCAGATGCGTCCCATTTTCCGCAGAAAGCAAAACTGCAAGAGCCTGTGCGCTATTACGAAGCGGCAGAGCCGTCTACAAGGGCTGCTGTTGGCAGCAGTGACTTTTTACGGGCTGTGTCAAACGTAGACATCGCAGCAGCGCTGAACGTGCTGGATGAGCTTATGTCGGCCTTGTATGTAGCAAACCCTAAAGTTTATAATGGCGTAATGCGGAAATTGGAGCGTTTACAGGATGAGTGAATTTTTGGAGATTGTAAAAAAGGCCGATACCGGGCGAGTGTGGCGTGTGCTGGACGAGTTTATGGATGCGCTGAAAGAAGCACGTCCGGATGTGTATAATGATTTGGTACACAGTTTGCAGAGAAAATAAGTAAGTGTGTACTAAAACGTGTACTTGAAAAAGAAAATGCCGTAGATTTAAACGAATCTACGGCATTTGTTGTGGTCGAGGTGACAGGACTCGAACTATACACAATGCTTTTAGTGATTAAAAATATAGCGGTATATTGCTATATTTTTTGCTTTGTCACATATTTTTTCTATTATTTCATACATTTAAGAAAAAAAGTGTGTACTTTTAGTGTGTACTTTTTAGTCCACCAATCTATCAAAGATTTCTTGTAGGTTTTTGGCTGTCCGTTCGTCATCTCCAGCGATGTAGTGGGAGTATGTGCCGTAGGTGTCCATATCCTCGCTATGCCCGACTAGCTGCTTTAACTCGCCAGTCGGCAACTCCTTTGCAATACTCACAAACGTGTGGCGCAGTTCGTAAAGACTCAGCTCCGGCATGTCATTAGAACGCTGATAGCGCTGCCAGCGGTGATAGTAGGTGTGCATGGATGCCATGGGGAAGATGTACGTCTGCTTTCCAGTCACGGCTTTCTGAGCTTCCAGCACGTCCACTGCGCGTCTGGATAGCACTACCGTGCGCAATGCGTTTTCGTTTTTTCCCTGCGTGATTTGACCGTGTGCATTGATAGCCTGCTTCAACCTGCACAAATTCCCGTCAACGTCTTCCCATTGTAGCCCTCGCATTTCCCCGGGGCGCATACCTGTTAGCACTTGGAACCTATAGTAATTTATGTATTCATCGTGAACAGATTTCCCGCGCATGATGGTCGTATCCACTTTTAGCAACGTGTTCAGCGCTTCAACTGTCAGCACGTTCTTTCCTTTTTTTCTGGACGCTGCCGGAATCTGTAACTCATCAAGCTCAAGCGTTGTCCATTTTGATTTTCGGCAAAAATTGACGAACTGCTTACAGTAGTTGGCATAGTTCTGTAACGTCTTTTTGGATAATGGCTCTTTGCTCATTCCCTGCGGGTGGCGAAACGAATAATCTATAATTTGTTGAAAATCCTGTTCCGTAACGGATTTTATTAACTTATTTCCGATGGCTGGCAGCAAATGGGCGCGGCCAAACGATGCCATGTTTTTGTATTCTGCATCAGACACAAGTCTTTTCTGCTGTAACAACCGTTCCCATGCGTCAGAGACCTTAATGCGTTCCGTCTTTACGCCTTTATCCAACCATTCATCTGCTTTTTTGTTGGCTTCCCGCTGCCCTGTGCGCCCCGGTTTGGCGCTGGTAAAGGTTTTGCGCACTCCGTCTTTCTGCACGTTTATCTGCCAGCGGTTCGCGCTGTCAATCCATTTTGCCGTGTTTGTTCGTTTCATATGGACAACCTCTCTTTAATCTGATATAATATGGCCGTCCGCTTTCGCGGGCAACCTCTTGTCCTTGTCTGTGTGCCAGCACCGGCAGGGACTTTTTTTGTTTGCTGACTTCGTATCTGCGACACGTTTTGCAGTTTTCAACGGCTATCATAATAGTTGTTGATAACTACAGTCCAATAACGCGGACTACACAGAGCGCAGACGGCATTTTGTGCATTTTGCCGATTGAATACAACTGTGCATTGTAATATCATTGTAAATACAACGAACAGTTTTACTTACTTTCTTTGTTACGCGTCTTCAGCGCAGAAATCTTTTCTAGGTACTTTTGACGTTTTTCGGTGTAAAATGGATTGGTTATCATATTTAATATCTTTATGGCGTCATCATATCTGCCGAGCTTGATGTACAAGTCTGGAAGTCTGAACGTCCAATATGCCCCATTGAATATGACACCACCATTATTCCAAATATCTTCCCAAAACAGAATGAGCTTTTCGGCGTCTTTTGTTTTCTTGTATTCATCCTCTGCGTCTTGGATAGCTTTGATTTGGGCGTCCTGCGCGGCAAGCTGGGCTTTTAACTGCTTTTGCTCTGCGTTATTTTCAACTGTTTCAACAGCTACTTTCCTTCGATGTTCTCTGTTTTCTAATGCAATGGCGTTCTTCTTTTTGCCGCCTTTCTTTTTGCTTACTCTGAACAAGTCGAGAAAGCTGAATGTCGTCTTTTTGTATATAGAATCCTTTATTGATTTAACTGGGTTTTTTAAAAATCCAATGCCTTTTTTACCATAGAAAGGATTTACAGCCTTTTTTACAGAGCGCTTCAATCTTCCTGTTGTTCTGGCTTTAAATGATTTTTTAATAGACGGTTTTCTCATTCCAAATTTCATAGTAGCACCAACCTTTTATATATTATATAAATTTTGACATATCTACGAAAGGAGAGTACAATGGAGAAAGAAAAACAGTACAGGGAGCATTTGAAACGCGCCATCGTTGATGGTCTTGCAAAGCTCCCGAAAGATGAACAAGCGGAACTAATCAAAAAGTATCTGGGGGAAGATTATGGAAAAAGCAAAAGTTGAAGTCAAGACCACCGAGTTTGAGAACGGAATTAAGTTAAGCACAAACGGCTATTCCTCGTTCGTCACAGCAGACGGCCAAGCGGTTGTGACTATCCACGATTTGAGGGAAGATGAGCTGAAACGCCACAGCGAAATTAGACCGTATGATTTGCTCTGGTTCTTTCTTAGTGGGTTCTTCACTTCGCAGCTGCTTACAGTAGCTCTCCCAGCGTTTTTAGAATGGCTGGGCCGAACGTTGTAAAAAAAGTAAAGAGGGCCAATACAGCCGCAGGGATTCCAATTGCAATCCCAAGTGTTTGAACTGTATGCGCCCTCTTTTTCTCTTTTTGCTTTTCCTTGTACTCTTCGAGCGCATCTGTACCTTCTTTTAGGATAATGGCGCAGCATTTTCCTTCGTGCGGGCTACCTTGCTTTCCCGGCCAGATAATTAGAATATATCCTGCCTGCGCAAGCGCATACGCATCTTCTTCGCGTTCCAGAAGGTAAGCTTCATCGTCAGACAGTGACCCGGCCTGTATCTTTTCCAGTAACCTCCAGTCTGCCTTATTCATTTGCAACCCTCTTTTTTAACTTCTCGAAAACATCCTCGTAAAAATCGGCAAGTTCTTTTGTTGATAGCTTGTCGAGGTCTGCCAACATTTTAGCCGTATCAACCGCCCCGCCAGCATCCACGCTGGCGGGGTTTTCTTTTTCCCCGGTCAGGTCGGCGACGGTGACTTCTAGCTCGTTAGCAATGGCAACCAATTTTTCATATGGAGGAGAACTTGGCCTCTTTGCCATTTTGCCGATATACCCATTTGAAAAACCGAGCTTTTCTTCTAGCCTAGTCAAGCTAGTCTTTTTCTTTTTGCACAGGGCACGAATGATTTCTACAGTTTTAGCATTATCCACAAAAATCACCTAGACTATTTGTGCATATTTTTAGGCGATAGTCTATTGACTACTAGGCGATAAGCTAGTATAATAGATAGCACAGAGGGCAACAAAGAACCAAGCCCCCTTAAATCCAGCGGACTAGCTAAAAATATGCTGTTATAAATCTTGCAAGTTAATAGTAGCATATTTTCTAGCAATAGTCAACTAGAAAGGAGCTTTTGCTAGGTGAATATTTCGAAAATTGATGCGTTGTGCCGAAAAAACAATATTTCCCGCACAATCCTTGAGGAACGCGCCGGAATCTCAAACGGCGCACTTGGCAAGTGGGAAAAATCGCCTTACGGCCCAAGTATCACGACCTTAAAGAAAGTGGCCGACTATTTCGGCGTGCCTGTTGATTATTTGCTAGCCGATAACTAGAAAGGAGGAGTAACCACCATGACAAACCTTGCTTTTACAGCGCTTATCAAAAGCAAGGGCTACAACAAACAGCGCCTTGCGGATGCGTGCGACTTGTCCAGCACTCAGATGTCAAACCGCATCAACGGCGCCAATGATTGGCGCTGGCCGGAGGTCTGCACCGTCTGCCAGATGCTTGATATCTCGCTGGACGAGTTCGCAACATACTTCCCCTCCGGGCGCGTCAAGCCCGGCAAACCGCACGAACCTACCCGGGAAGAGCGCATCGACAGCGTTCTTGCCGAGCTGCGCGAAATCCTTGTGTAACAGCGGCTTAGCTTGGCATAGCCGGGCGACGCATTGGAAAGGCTAAGCCATGCGCAGCAATGGCATGGATATGCAACGCGTGGCAACGGAACTGCTTCGTTAGATATGAAAATGCAAGGCTTGGTATTGAACTGAATTGCAACGGAAAAGAAATGCCCCGCGGCGCTAAGGCATAGCTCAGTCAGCTTAGAAATGGCATTGCGCGGCATAGCAGAGCAAAGGCATTGTGACGAATTGATATGCAACGGCTCCGCAATCCCTCGCACCGCATAGCAACCGATTATTTAAAAAAGGAGAATCCAACTATGAAAGTTAAAATCACCCTCACCGAGGACGTTCTCGGTTCTTCCCCCAGCAATGAAGAACTGCTGGCAACCTATATTTCCAGCAAGGCCCCGACAGATGACCTGACCGCTGAAGAAATTGCCAACATCAAGGCACAGAACGCAGAGGACAGAATCACCGTTTTCCCCAAGACCGCCGATGGTAAGCCGTTCCTGTACGACTATCAAGTCAAGGGATTTTTCAAAGACTCCTGCAAGATGCTTTCTAAGGCGGGCAAGTCTGGCTATCCGGGCGGCAAGGCCTGTGCCGCAATCAAGGCTTACAAACAGGCGATTGACGGCCAGATTTTCGTTTTCCCGCGTGAAATTCCCTACGACCTTCACGGCATGAAGCTGGATTTCTGTGAACGTCCCCTGCGTGCGCAGACCCCGATGGGCGAGCGCGTGAGCATCGCCAAGAGCGAGAGCGTCCCGGCAGGGTCAACGGCAGAATTTGAAATTCAGTGCCTTGACCCGCAGCTGGAAGATATAGTGCGCGAATGCCTTGATTATGGCGTTCTGCGCGGACTTGGGCAGTGGAGAAACAGCAGCAAGGGTCGCTTTGAATGGGAGGAAATCAAAGAATGATGACCAAAACAAAAACGCCGCCCCGGTGCACCACCACCGGAACGGCAAAAAAACAGAGCATCGCAAAAAGCTCTAACTGTATTCTATCACTGAAACGTGCCGCCGTCAAGCTGGCAATCACCGCAGATTTGGTGCTGCTGCTGGCTGCGCTTGGTTCTCTCAACATCCCCGCCATCGTCGGCTCTACGCTGACGCTCAACGCCCTGTGCGGGCTGCTTTTAAAGAAGGAGGTATCTAGCCATGAAAATGTATAAAGGCTTTGACAAGTATCTGAAATGCCGTGATTTTCAGTATGAAATCGGCAAGACCTACGAGGAACCCACTGCCGAACTGTGCGAGAAAGGCTTTTACGCCTGCAAGTACCCGTTAGATGTATTTGAATACTACGCCCCCGGCAACATGAGCCGCTACTGTGAGGTGGATTTGGACGATGTGAGCGATAAAAAAAGCAACGAAGATAGCCAGCGCTGCGGCAAAAAGATTGCTGTGAAAGCAGAAATCGGCATTGCTGGGCTTGTAAAAGCTGCTGTTGAGTACACGATGGAGAAAACCATCCCGGAAAACTCCGAACATGCTACAGGCGATCATGGCGCGGCATCTGCTACGGGCTGGCAGGGCGCGGCATCTGTTACAGGCTGGCAGGGCGCGGCATCTGCTACGGGCTGGCAGGGCGCGGCATCTGTTACAGGCGATCAGGGCGCGGCATCTGCTACAGGCAGGCGGAGCGCGGCATCTGCTACAGGCGATCAGGGCGCGGCATCTGCTACAGGCAGGCGGAGCGCGGCATCTGCTACGGGCAGGCGGAGCGCGGCATCTGCTACAGGCTGGCAGGGCGCGGCATCTGTTACAGGCTGGCAGGGCGCGGCATCT